TCCATGACTAGCCCAAGGCGCTTTGCTTCCATTTGCAGAAGCTTGTCAACTACTGTAGTTGCACCTTTAACCTTTGCAGCAACTTTGATGGTAACCTCTGCGTCAGAAAAGCGCATGTTGCCAACCTCAAATTCCAAGTTTGTTTTTGCGCCATACTTTTCAAGCAAAGCTTGCATTTCGTCACGAAGGTTGCGAAGAGCTGGTCTGTCAAATTTTGTTACTTTAGCCATGATATAGTTTCCTTAGTTTGTTTTGATATATACAGTATAAATCATTTAAGATCAACTGTCAACAGTTAATTTGATTTAATTTCAAATTAATTTGTATTTTCTAAGTTCATTTCAACTTCTTCAAAACGACGCTCGCTGCGCTTTTTGTAGGTAGAGCTAAAGAACCATGCTTCGCCATCAAACAAGTAAAGATAGTCAGCACCTGCATGGTTGTCACCGCAGCGAAGAAATACTTCTGGCGATGCGTACTCTACAGGAGGTTCATTGTGTACTGATTCTACTACTGATTCATAGAGGTCTTTTTTGAGACCTGACAAGTAGCCAGCATTTGCTACATCTTTTGCAAGTTTAGGAGTATTGTATGACTCAACTAAAAGACGGCCGTTATAAGCAAGGTAGCCATCGTAATGGCAGTACGTTGCAGTAACTGAGCCGTCTTCGTTGTAATAGCCGATCATTGATGCAGTACCCATAAGATTGATTCCTTTGTATTACCTTATATAATCAATCTATACTAAACGGGTTTAACTGTCAACCATTAATTTCATTTTAAGTCATCTTTTTCTGCAAAACTTGCAAGTTTTTCTTCATTTTTATTGCGCTTGCGATCGCGACGATTTTTCATCCGTTGTTCTTTACGGCTGATTTCATCATCGTAGTCGTCACCCCACTCATCGTAATCTTCGCGAAATTTCTTAAAACTTTTGGCCATTGTTCTATTCTTCTATTAGATTTGGAAATGCTTCAATCACTGTCGCCTTAGTCAGTCCTTTAATTGGCGTTTTAGTGATCATGTGATTCGCTAACAGTTCAGCGTCGTTATTGTCGATATCTTCAAGCAATGATATAAACAAACTTTCACGTTTGATTTTGTTCAAGTTGTCATATCCACCGCCTTTAACAAAGATTTTAAGACGCCGAGCTTCGCGATATAGTAGTAACTTTGCTTCATCTTCGTACTCGTTTTTGTTCCAAGGTGGTGATGTACCAGGTATTAAAAATTCTACATTACTATCATATGTATATTTTAGCACTGTTCGCAGTGGTTGAGAATCGTTTTCTCTCAACCAAGCAACCTTTTCAGGTTTTTTAGAAATGCTACTGCATTTATCGCAAATTTCACTGATAGATAGTTTTAGTCCCATATTAAAAGTCCTGTATATCTGAAACCAAGTTTTTTAGTTTCTTTTTAACGAAAAAGTTGAATAGTTGCGAACGACCAACAACATTGGGTTTAGCAAGTTCTTCGCGGATTTGATCTTTATATTTTTGAGGAACCTCCGCCAAATCAATCATCATTTTATTACGATAAAAGCGCCGGAGCGTTTCTTCGTCCATATTTTCAGTTGTGCCCTTATATAGGCTGATGCGTTTCTTTGTCATAGGTTTCTGACGCTGTCCAATTGCCAAACAATTATCAGGGGATAAAATGTTCGGTACACCGTCGCCGGTATCACCTTTAAGAATTTGCTCTTCCAAGTATTGTGATGGATCTTGATTTTTAATCCAACGCTTGCGAATTGGATCAAATTGATCTACGTTTGCGTACGTTTGGAGCTGGATATAATCTTTATCTGCTGACAAAACAAGGTGTTGTTCTGCGCCCATATTGAGCTCAGTACCTTCGTCGTGAATAAAGGTACCAATAATGTCATCAGCTTCACAATGGTCGATGTGGATTACCTTATATGGGAAGAATTCTTTGAGTTCATCACGAAGTGTATTCATAATAGAAAACAAGTTATTCCAATCCAAATCTGATTCATCTCGAGATTTTTTGCGATTAGCTTTATAGTAAGGATATGCTTCGCGCCGCCAGGTATTTTTACCATCTGCGCAGATTATGATCTCGCCGTATTTTTCTGTAAACTTTTTACGATTAGATCTAATAGAGTTTAGAAACATATGACGAATGATGTTTTCGTCAATTTCAATATTTGTGTGGTTACCGATGCTTGCAAAAAGCGAAGCAAGGATAACCTGATTATAATCTACTAAGATTGCCATTTTATTTTTCTCATGTTAAAATTAATTTAGAGTTCTATACTAATCTAAATCTTCCTCGTTGTCAACCAATAAATCCATTTCTTCGCCAAATTGCTCTATATCAATAGATTCATTCGCAAACTTTTGTAATTCGTGGTCTATTCCGTTTGTTAAAAGAAGAAGAGATCTGATAGACTCTAGAACCAGCACCATTGAAGGAAAGTAATGCATGGTATCTTTATCAAATGTTGCGCCAGAACGTACTATTTCAGCTAATACATATTGCCAAATAACCTCCGCAATCTGGTCAGAATGGCCGATTTTAAACTCTTCAATTTGTTCGGCTAATTCCCTTGCAGATTGTGGAGGGCTATTAAGTTTTAGCTTTGGAAACGTTATGACGTTGTCTTTATCCATTGAGATCTTTCAATAATTTGTTCCAACTGTTTTGGAAAATTTCAATAGTGTTACGTGTTAAAAACGAACGATCTGATGTGGTAAATTTCTTAAGAAATTCATTATCAGCTTTTTGTGTTTCAATTACTTGCTTTGCTACCGAATACGCAATGTTTGCGTGTTGCGTCTCATCTTCCGTATAGTCATACGTAATAGTAGCGCCAGCTGCGGTTTCTGTTAATGCACCATAGTTTGGGTGAATACACAAGCAACCGGATTTAATGGCTTCAATAAGAGCAATACAAGACGTTTCTTTCCAAATGTTTGGATACAAAAATACGTCAGCTTTATCTAACGCAGTTAAAACTTGCTCGTTAGGTACTGATCCATGGTAAGTCATGTTTGGGTGATTGTGAATACGAGTAAACAAATCTACGTATGGTTGATCTCGCTGTGCCCAGCCGTAGATAGCAAATGACGAGTATACATCTAGATGGATGTTATTGTATTCTTTTGATAGTGCATCAAAAATGGGATAAACAAGCTCTAGACCGCGGTGTGGTGTTGTATGGTAAATAAAGTTAATTTTACCAGAATGCGCAGGGCTCTCAGGTGGGTTAAATTTCTTTTCAACCGCGTTTGGAATTACTGAACATTTTGAGTAAGGAATCCCATGAAACATAATATACTGATCACGCTGCCATTGTGATACAAAGACAAAATGATCAAATTGTTTCCAACCTTCATTTTGAAGGATTCTATTTTCAGGGTCTTCTGCCAAATCATGGCAATACAGAATATTGAGCTTTACGTCGGATGGGATCTCACGCGGCCGCGAAAAATGAATTGCTACGTTGCTAAGCAGATCAAAATCTACATATTTAAGCACACGAGCACGCATCATTTCAGTGCCACCTTTAGAATTTTTAGATAGATCAGTTTCTACAACGTGACCTTTGTGAATCATGCTCATTATGATTTAATCTCCAGTTGCGTATTCGGTTAAGCTGTCCCAACGAAATGAGCGCCAGCCTTTTGCTTCAATATCAAAGACTGCCAACACATCTACGTTTGGCTTTTTTGTTTTCTTTTGGATTTCTTCCTCAAGATCTTTTTGCTCAGGCAGCAAAGATTCTTTAAGAGTGCAACGCATTTCGCGCTTGTCGCCATTTACCTTTGTAAATGTAATGTTGCAGATTCCTTCTTTAAGGTCTGCAATAATTTGTTCTTTGTTGATTTCCATAATATAATTTCCTTTCATAATATATAATCTAACATGCGTTAGCTAAACTGTCAACTATTTATTGTTTTCAAATTTCATTAGCTCCAAGTCTTTTGCGAGCACATCAAAAGCTACTGATGCTACTTCCTGTAACGGATCGAGTCTCATATGAGTTAAAAACCTATCCATAAACAAAAATTCTTTTTCATTTTTTTGTGCTATAAGTAACGCTTCAAAGAATGTATGTATGTCATAAGGGTTTTCGTAAAAAACTCGTTCTTTTTTACCATCATGCGACTCTGGTTGTGCTCCCATGTCTTTGTTCTGATTTTTCATATAACTCTTTCTGGTAAATAGACTCTAGTACGTTATAAAATTGATTAATGTTTCCATTGTTGTGAATTCTGTGTGTACGTACTTTGAATTTATGAGGTAAGATATACTTGCTATTAATTATGGTATATTTATCTATTGCGTGTTCTGCTACAAGATTTCCATCAAAATAGCGGCGCGAGTCAGTTGAATAGTCACAACCTTCACGTGTTAGTTGAACTAAAATAAAATTATCAGTTCCAACTTTATTTATAACAGGGATAAGTTCATCAACAAAGCCGCCGTCGGAAATGGCGTAATTTTTTGCTAAGTCTATTTCGCCAGCTACTTGCTTACCGAAATAATCTAGACCTTGCTTAGGTTTGATGATTTTTTCTGAAACATAAATCATTGCTTCACGACACGACATGTGCCCAAGATCTATATGAGCAACTTCCTTTAAAGAACGATTTTCGTATCTTTCCATAAACCATGCATAATTGCATCCAAAATAATTGCATGTTTCTTTATACAATTGGTATTTAAAAGAAAGATGCTTCCATCCTTTACGGTGCTTGAAAAAATCAGCAGCGGCGTCTTTTCCTGATCTGGGAGGTCCATTAAAAAGTATAATCATGCAAAAGTATCTTCTACAATTGCGCTAACTTCGGCGCAAGCTTTCTCCCACTCACCAGGAGTCAGACCAGATAGAATAAACTCGCGATCTGCGTCTGATAGGTAAGGCATAATTTCTGAAATAGAACCAAAGCCGCCTTGGTACATCGCCCAATCCTGGGGATCTACTTCAATATTTCGCGAGCGTGTCTTGCCGCTATATGCTGACGTGCGATTGATAATCATAGTAATTCTCCATAGATTAGTTATATTATTAATAACAATATAAACTATTCTAGCAGTACTGTCAACCCCTTAACGTGATTTCTATGAATTTTTACTTGGATAATTCCGTTGTAGTAGTCGTCTCTTAAAAGAACGTTATGTTCAAATTGGTACTTGGCTTCTAGATAACCAAGTTCGCCCTTTTTGTGGCATAGTGTTAGTATTTCTCTGTGGAATTTTTCGGCGCCTTTTTCTTCGACCATCAGTTTTACTTCTTCTGATGATCCGTAATATGTTTTCCAATCGGACTCGACTATTTTAGTTCTACGTCGAGTTTTACCCTTTAAGGGTTTAAGGCGCCGTTTGGAAACAAGTAATTTTTTACCGACATACTTTTTGTCGTTTGTTTTATCTGTAATTAGGTAAACAAAACCTATGTAATCACCAATCATATCTGAGGTAAATTCTTTACCTTTGTAAAACCACATGCCAATCTCCATTTTATATAGAGATATTTATAAAGGTTCTACAACACTCTTAATGCAAACTGCCTGCGTGCCTTCTGGAAAATATCCAGGATGCCCAGAAAGAGATTGACCTAGTTGTGATCTTGCGTGAAAGCATTCAATCATAGTGTTATATGTCCAAAAGCCTTCTACAACGGGCTCGTCATAGTCGGCTGTTACGTTGAACATTATATTAATAAAAACTAAAGTCCAAAACTCGGTCATCGCCTCATGCTCGCGATATCTTTAGCATCTTCTTTTTTATCTGCAAAAATTGGCACCATATTTGATTTGTGCATAGTAGCGATGCCAATAAGTTGCCGCTCGCCGCTATATACCATGCGATCTCTGGATGTACCGTGACCAGCAATCTTATTACTGAGGCTTGCCGTGTCTCTAGTCTTATAGTCTGGAATATTGTTAGTATTACGCGCCTTTGTTTTACCAACGCCCATACTTTTGAGCCATTTTTCGTGCTCTACGGCCGCGCGCTTATCTTTAGCTGTTAGCTTTTTTCTACCTTTACCGTGTACTTGAACGCCGCGAATCATATGCATGCTCATAATATATTTTCCTTTAGTTTAAAGCTATTAATTTAAGCTTCACAATCAAATAGGATACCTTCATCTTCATCGTCGTCTTCAAGATTAATATCAATACCCATAGAGTCAAAAAAACGAACAAGAGTTTCGTCAGAGACTTCCATTACCATTTTTACGTATGGATCGAGCGGATCAAAAGAAAGAGTCATTGTTGTATTCTCCTTATACTTCAAAAATCATGTTGTTGATTTCTTCTTCGTCAAACGAGTGCTCACCACCAAAAAAATCTTGGATGAGTTCTTCTACAAAGTAAAATGTTTCTGAAGAAAATTGATAAACCGGATTACCACCGCCAGGGCCAAACTCTTGAATCATTTTAGCCGTGCAGTTATGCTCTGATGCCAATTTTTCAATTTCTTCGTGAGGGCATTCATATGAAACGTCAAGTTCTACAGTGTACATATTCATTCCTATTCATAGTATATTAGGCCGTTGTTTATAAAATTAATATAAACTAACAACTAACAACTGTCAACCATTAATCTTAGTTTTTCGTATTTTATCTTGCGTTGCGAGTTAAAAAATTAATTTTAGTAGTTGTAGGCTTAAAAAACTTTTCAATGACACCTTTCGCTGCGTCTACGTCGTAGGGTTTGCACGAAAAAATATCAATGTACGCGTCGCCATTGATATCTACGAGGTGACCGCTAATATTGCTAGTTTCAATCATTTGGCAGAAACTAATGCCAGCTTTGTCAGGTTCATGTGTTGCAAAATGTTCAATCGTTGGCTCGCCGTAGGAAACCATGTCTATAGTTTCAACCAATTCTTTAATGAAATTATACACAATCAATTTACTAGTAATGCTTTCTTTGTTGCATGCTGCACAATCAAACATTGCATGATAACCCCAATAACTCATAGTATATCTCCGTTATATTGGTTGCCTCTCCGAAGGGGTAAAAATGAGTGGCCTAACAGACGATCTTAATGTGTCTTGGCTGTTGCCGCAGGGTTTCTGGTTTGCCACTCTCTACTACAAACCCTTTTTCGATTATTGGTGCCGCCACGAGGAATCGAACCCCGGACATCCTGATTACAAATCAGGCGCTCTACCATCTGAGCTATAGCG